ATGGCGATGAAGCGCAACGGGAAGAACCCTACGCTGCCCGACCAACTAACGCGCTATGCCGTCCGGATGGGTCTGTGGGAAGCGATTGACCAGCCGCCACCGGTCAATGTTGGCTCGTACAATCCTGCCGGCCGCTTTCATCCAATCGAACCTCTAGTCGATCAGAATGCGGTAGACGACACCAGCAACAGCTTGGTCGAAATCTTCCGTCGGGCGGGAATCGCGGACAGCGCGGTTGATGGCGCAAGAACGGTAGTTATGGAACTGCTGGGAAACTGCTTCGCCCACGCCGAAACCGACAGCGGTCTGCACGGGCTGGCATGTGCGCAGTATTGGCCGGCCGGCCATATGGCCCAGATTGCCATCTGTGATAGCGGCATCGGGATACGGTATTCGCTGGCCCAAAACAACGACCTGCTATACGACCTGGCGCGGGAGAATGCATGCGAACTCGCGACAAAGTACTCGATCACAAGCAAGCCAGGTAAAGGTCACTCCGGATATGGATTGACACTTGCTCGCGATCTAATGGAGCAGAGCGACGGCACGATATTTGTGGTGTCACACGGGGAATTTTTCTATTCTTCGCGAGGTGTCATCGAAAGAGGCACAATGAACGTTCCTCTTCAGGGCACGCTCGTTATCCTAGAATGGGATACGCGGACACCCCTAAATTTGGCTCAGGTTTACAAGGCTTGGCCGCTTCCCGAGGGGATGAATGATGATGACTACTTCCTTTAAGATAAACGTACTGGATAGCTTCCACCTATCGACTCGTCCGAATGGAGCCGAGGCGCGCAAGTACGTTCTTGCTGCGCTGAAGGAACATGACGTCGTCGAACTGGACTTTCAGAACGTCCACCCGTCGCCGTCCTTCGCCGACGAATGTGTCGGCGTCCTATGCGCAACGATTGGCTGGCCTGCGTTCCGATCGCGCGTGCGACTCATGAATATCCCTGACGATTCGCGCGACCTAATTCGTCACGTTGTCGCAAAACGGCGGACTGAAGTTCGTGCATGAAAAGGGCCCTTCGGGGCCTTTTTTGCACCCGCGGCCGCACGCCACTGACTCCCAGAAGCCTGTTAGCCCTGACAGGATCGTTACCGCTCCTATCGCGTGCTACATTCCTCAGCGGATTTCTATTCGCAAGGGTGAAGCATGGGATTCGCATTTATTCGAGAAGGCGACACTACCTCTCACGGCGGCCGCGTGCTCGCGTGTGACCCCACAAATTCCGTCGACGGAAAACCGTTGGCGTTGCTCGGCGACATGGTGTCGTGTCCCCGTTGTCGCGGCGTCTTCCCGATCGTGAAGGTAAAAACCGATCTGCACATGACGTTCAACGGCCGCCCGGTAGCATCTGACGGCGACATGACAGCGTGCGGCGCGACGCTCATCGCAACACAGAGCAGCGCAACAGCATCGCCAACCGGCGGTGTGGGAAACCCGATCGGCGGCGGCCGCAGCGTAGTGGCCCAACAGGCAAGTGCCGACCAACCCGGCCCGCACCGCGGGCGTTTCCAGGTCCTAGACGACGATACTGGGATGCCAGTCGCCAACCACCCGTATACCGTTACCGGCAGCGACGGCAGCACCGTCACAGGAACGACCGACGAAAACGGATATACCGGCTGGCTCGAAACCGGCCGTGCCGCGTCGCTTTCTTTCGAGCGCTCGGGCCCGAGCTCGGTATGACGGACTATGCACAAGGAACCGGGTCCGGGTCGACGGGCCAAGGCGACGGGAGAACGAATCCTGTACGCGTGCGGCGGAACGGACTAGATGCGCAGGACCGGCAAGCGCTCTGCTCCATCATCTGCAAATGCAACGCAATGCCGACTATCGGCGCTGACGGACAGAAGCTGAAACAGCAGTGCGTCAGCGGGCGGCTCAAAGCGGCGGATGCGATCGGGGACCATCAGAGCCCATACAAGGCAGAAATCAACTACGACATGTCGCGCGATCCGCCGGCTCCGATCATGGATTCGCGCGTCGTCACCAAAGCGCACGACTACCTTCCGGGCTGGATTCAGAAATACTGGCCTGGCGGCTTGGACAGCTACACGCCTGGCGTCGGCAATATCCGACGGCCGGACGTCGTGATCGTCAACGATCCGTCGCTGCCGCCGACACAGGACAACCTGAAGTCTGTTGTGGAAATTAAGTTTCCACCGGATCGCGTAGACCCGAAGCAACAAGATGCATACGAGCGCATCGCCGGCGACCCATCAAAAGTCGCTACCATGGGGCCAGGTGACTGCGGATGCTCCGACGATCAGCCCAACGAGGCTGAATCCTCGCAATCCGCCCTGTCACAACTCGGCAAACTGATCGGGCAAGGTCTGAAGGGAGCCCTCGGCGTTCCGATGCCCCCACCTATACCTCTGCCCGTTCCCTGATATTGCAACGACACGACGATGAGCCACGACAACGAGCGACGGATTCAGGAGCTGGCCCAGGCCGGCATGATGCCGTTCGCGATTCTCGAACCGCGTTACCCTCACGACGGTATCGGCGCCGCCCTGGCCGTACGCGCGTCCATATACTTCAAGGGCGGATACACCCGTGACAAACGCGACGCCCTTGCATGGGTCTTTGACCGATACGTAACGATTGCACGGCAGGCGAGCGCCCCGGGCACTGACGATCCAGTGAAGTGGCTCTGGTTCAACGGTAAGAAAGCGCTGCCGATTGCGAAAGCGCCCACGCTCTCATCACTCGCATCTAGCGTCGGCGCGAACGAAGGTTTCGATGCAACGTTTGTCGGCGGCGAAACCGCACGTGACGCGTCTTTTTACGAGTTCACAACGTTCTGTCTCGAACAGTTCCAGGCCGAGCTTGGTACTCGGGGGCTCGACGTTCTGGTCTTCACACTCCCTGCCCCGTTCGTCCGAGCCAACCCGAGCCCGTTCATACAACTGTTCCGCGATGCGGCCGCTGCAGTGGACGCAATACATGGGCATGCCGGGCTCGCAGTAAATCTGTCGCCGACCAGCCGAACCGAAAACGAAAGCAGCGAACATCTCATGTCGCAGCAGCTCGGGCCGGGCGTCGATGTCGGTAGCCCGACCGCCATGAAGGTGCGCGACCTTACGGACAGTATCAAAACGATCGACTGGCTCACGCTCATCGACAAGGCGATGCTCGGGAAGGTCGGGGGCATCGACGCGCTGCAATCCGCGTTGCCGAAAGACTGGTTCGACCTCACGCCATGCGCCCAGGGATTGATGATCCGCGCTGGCGTGATACCCGAAGCCGGTGTGCCCCATGCTGACGACGCCCCGGCACCGCCGCCGGCTTATGTCGTGCTCAACGCCGCTCTACGCCCGGTCATTGCAGATACCGTTTCGATTCTTCAGCGCGGCACGGTGAATGGCGACGCGCCGGTCTATAACTCCCAGGCCAGCAGCAACGCGTGGCTCCGACGCTTCGACGTATCAGAAAGCGAGTTGCTCAACGCCAAAGCGGCCGTGCTCGACACGCCGAAACTTTCGCCGTCAGCTTAGTCGCAAATAAATCAGTCATAGAACACAACATGAACCTTTCCGCGTTTACAAGTTCCCTAGGAGCAGTTAATGCCATCCTCGCGGCGATAACCGCCATCGCCGCAATTGTCATGTCACGCAACACCTTCCGATCGGGTAATCAGCTTTTTTCCCAAACCCGCACGAAGCGCCTATATGAAATTATGAAGTTGAAAGATCAGGGCTGGCGCGCGATCTCGTCCGGCGCACTGCAGCTTGCCGTCAAAGAGGCATTCGGAATGCAGCTAAGCGGAGACGAAATCCGATTCATATTCGAACGGGACAACGCACTCTCTTTGTTTCGATCAAGAGAATATGCCGGCAGATTTGTAAAATTTTGTCCTACCGAAGCACGCTACAAAGACAACCGCTTTAATTGGCTTCGGCGATGGACGTTCAGAGGAAATTTCAAAGTTTTATTATTATCTTCAATCATTGTTTATTTTCTTACATTTCTTCCAGTCCAAAAGCTAGGGACTTTCAACACTGCAGCAGCTGTGATACTTATGATTCTCGGAACGGGTTTCACATTTGCTTTGATGTTTTTCGCAAGAGGAGCGGAGTCAGCAGATACTCTGATGAATGTCGACGGCAAATATCCGCTCCCTTTGTACGGCTACAGGCCAGAGATCAAGAAACGAGCCCACAAATTTTCGAACAACACTCAAAAGGGCGCTGTGGAGCAGACGGAAATCCCTGATCGTAGAACGCCACGACCTCCTCGTCGAGCCAGTCGTTCAGCGCAACGAAATGAGCCGGCAGCAACTGAATAGGGAAATCGGCCTCCGGCCGCCGCGCGCCACGCGCTGGCCGGGCCGGAACATCCAGCACAAGCGGTGCACAAAAATCGCACGATTTTGCGGGCAGGTGGGGCGGGGCACGAGTGCGCGCGTCCCCGCGACAGGCGAAGAAATACCGAGACTGCATAACCACGGCGCATAAAACTGCACAATAAAATCGGTCCATCGATCGCTGCGCGGCCCGCGCCGGGCGGCCCGGAGCGCCAGATGCATGCGTGCATAAAAACCGTTCATTTTTGCGGGCAGGTGGGGCGGGGTCACAACTGCGCGCGCCCGGTTTGAATCATCATCCCAGCCGTAGGGCCCGGCCCTTGGGATGCCCCCGCCGACACGTCAGGCGGCCCGCCACGGCCCTGCGGCAGGTCGGTCCGACTCTTAGTGTGCGTCCGGGCGGCGGCCGCTCTGAGGCGCCCTAATCCGCCGACGCCGCGCACGGACGACGGACGCAAAAAAGCCGCCGGCACCGAAGTGCCCGGCGGCTTTGCGTTGCCGGTTGTGCGCTCGAGCGTCAGGCCTTCGGCATCTCGAAGTCCCTGAACCGCACGACCTCGATCCCGAGCCAGTCGTTCACCTCCCGAAGCCGCGCCTTCAGCGGCTCGATCTCGAGGCCATTGAACACCCCGGCCGCCTTCTCCACGTCTCCGAACCCGCCCGCGTTCGACGGGATGATCCCCATCAGTTGCGGCGGCACGCGGTGCGCCGCGAGCTGATCCTCCACCGTCACCTTCTTGATGTTCCAGAACTCGTCCTTCGCCGCGACCTCGCCGATCGGCAGAAGCTGGATACCGTCCTTCTTCCCCTTCGGCGCGTACATGAACAGGTTCCGGAAGTTGCCCGGCCCCTTCGCGTTCTTCAGCGCCGAGCGCAGGTTGTCGACGTCTTCCTGCTTGTCGGCCGGATCGGTCATGTACAGGATGAAGCCGGCGTGGCTACCGTTCTTGTAGTAGCGCCGACGGAACAGCGTCGCGCTCTCGTTCAACCAGGTCGAGTTCAGCGCCGACATGTATTCCGGCAGCCCGTAGATCTCCTGGTTCAGGTCGGGCTCGAACAGGTGATAGACGGCGCCCTTCGGAAACGCGTGCGGCTCGCGCACGTTCGTCACGAACCAGTATTGATCCGGCTCGACACCAACCCGCGTGTATTTCGCCAGCGCGGATTTCAGCGCCATCGGCGTGCCGAGCTGGTTCGTGCGCAGCTCGAGGTAGCTGTTCGCGAAGACCAGGTACTCGAGCACGAACCGGCTGAAGTCGGCACGCGACAGCAACGGATGCTCGATGTACGCCTGCACGAGAATATTGCGCTTCACGTAGATGGCCGAGCTGTGATGAGGTGCGGCCCGGAACGAACGCGCGAGGCCGTCGAGCGGTAGCGGCGGCTCGTACCAGTTCCCCATGCGCATGCACTCCACGTATTCCAGCAGCTCGCGCCGATCCATCACTTCGATCGGGTCGCCGAACGAGAAGACCTCCGCGCGCGTTGCCGGCGCTGCCGTTTCCGCCGCCGGCTCGGCGCGGTCGTGCGTGCGGCGCCGGGCGCCGCGTCGATACTTGCGTGACATCAGAAAATCTCCATGAATCCAGTATTGGTGGCCGTCGCCCCCTCGAGCGGCTCATTCGCGAGCGCGTGCATGCACGCCCAGGCCAGATCGCCGTGGCTCGCCTCTTCCGAGCGGCTCGCCTTGTACGTGACCTGCAGGCCGCTGGGCGTGATGGTTTTCTTGATCGCCATGAACGACGCGGCGAAATCCTTCCAGCCCGTGTCGAACTCGAGCCGGCCCTTGCGGATTACGTTCTGCGCCTTCATCACGAGCGCGGTCTTGATCTCGACCGAGTAGTGGAACGGCGTCGCGGCCGGAAAGAACTTCGTGACGAGCTGATAGACGCCCTGCCCGATCCCGGTCGTGTCGATGCCGATGTAGGTGACGCGGTAGCGCCTGGTCAGCGCCTCGATCTGCGCGGCCTGCGCTTCGAAGTCCAGGCCGTGCCACTGGAACCGCTCGAGCACGCGGAATTTCCCGCCCGGATGCTTCGGCGGCGCTACGATCACGCAGCCCGCGCTGTCGCCCGTATGCGACGGGTCGTAGCCGATCCACACCTCTTCGTCACCGAACGGACGCAGGTACAGCGGCTTGTAGTCGTCCCACACCTCCCAGGTATCGACCATGCACGTCTGCAGCGTCGCCAGCGGAAACACCGACAGCGAATCGTCGATGAACTGGCACAGCAGCAGGTTCGCGTATTCGTCCGCGCTGTATTCGAGCTTCAGCCGCTCGAGGTCGAACAGGTTGCAGCCGCCGCGCACCGCATCCTCGACGGTCACAATCTGTCGCCACTGCCCGTCGCCGCACGCGTGGCCGGCCGCGAGCGCCGCGTTCGAGACGTCGATCGACACGCGCTGATCCTTCGGCCGGCCGCGGTTGAACAGCGCGCCGGACCAGAACGGATACGCGTCGTGCGCCAGGCTCGACGGCGTCGAGAAATACGTCTGGCGCCACTGTGAATGGATCGCCATGCCGGACGCGACCTTGCGCAGGTCCTGGAAACGCGGCACCCAGAAGTACTCGTCGAAATACAGGTTGCCGTGGTAGCTCTGCGCGGTGCGCGCGTTCGTGCCAAGGAAGTACAGCGTCGCGCCGTTCGGCAGCACGATCGGATCGCCCTTCAGCTCGACGCCGACCGCGTCTTTCGCGAACTGGACGATGTACTGGCGGAACACGTGCGCCTGCGCCTTGCTGGCCGACAGGAAGATCTGGTTGCGCCCGGTGTTCAGCGCGTCGAGCAGCGCTTCGCGCGCGAAGTACCACGTCGCGCCAATCTGCCGGCTCTTCAGGATGTTGCGGATGCGTTCCTTGAATCCCGCGCGATACCAGGTGCGCTGATAGTCGAAGATCGATTCGAGAAACGCATTGTTCAACTTCTCAGTCTGCTCGTCGCTGAACGCGTTGCGTTCGTCCGTGCTGCGTGAGCGCCGTGTGCCGCCCGCGCTCCCGGATTCGCTCACCTTGGCGTCATTCGCCGGGCGGGCGCGCAATCGGTCGAGCTGGCGCGTCAGCAGGTCGATCTCCTTGTAGTCGCGTCCCTCTTTCTTTTCCTTCACGACGAGCCGAATCAACTGCGCTTCCATCGACAGCGCCACGCGGTCGACCGGTTCCGTGTCGTCCCATTGGTCGCGCCGCTTCCAGCTATAGAGCGTGGCCGGCTTCTCGCCGAGCATCTCAGCGATACGCGCGATGCGATACCCCTGCCAGTACAGGTCACGCGCGCGCCGGCGTGGATCAACGTCGGGTGAATCGATAGGAAATGCAGTCATGCCAGCAAGGCTACCGACGCGCGCGCGTAAGCCCTACCGGTTCAGGTTGTAGCAGTTGCGCGCACAACCACCGTTCGTTGCGACGCGGGTTCGAACTGCCGACACTGGAATCCCTGAACACAGCCCCCTCTCAGCGGATTCGCACATGGCACAGGACGCAAAGACGACGAAATTTTTCTGCATCGCGACGGAAGGCGCGACGACGGACGGCCGCAACATCGACCGCAAGATGCTCGAGCAGATGGCGAGCAACTACGACCCGAAGAAGTACGGCGCGCGCATCAACATGGAACACATTCGCAGCATGTACCCGGATGGCACGTTCCGCGCATACGGCGACGTGATCGCGCTGAAGGCCGAAGAGCAGGACGGCAAGATGCGCCTGCTCGCGCAGCTCTCGCCGACGAAAGACCTGGTCGCGCTGACGACGGAGCAGCGCCAGAAGGTCTATTCGTCGATGGAGGTTGACCCGGACTTCGCCGGCACCGGTGAGGCGTACCTGGTTGGTCTCGCCGTCACCGACAACCCGGCAAGCCTCGGCACCGAAATGCTTCAGTTCAGCGCGAAGCACAAAGCGTACGACGCACGCAAACAGCGCCCGGAAAACCTGTTCAGCGCTGCCGTGGAAGCCGACATCGAGTTCGAGGACGACGCCCCGCGCACCGGTGACGCCGGCAAGTCGCTGTTCTCGAAGGTGCGCGGCCTTCTGAATCGCAAGGAAGCAACCGACGACCAGCGCTTTTCCGACCTCTCGCAATCGGTCGTCGCGCTCGCGGAAAGCCAGAGCCAGGTGCTCGAGCAGCTCGAGAAGTTCAACACGAATTTCGGCGAGCTACAGCGCGCGCAGCAGGCCAGCGACAAGCGCCACAGTGATCTGGTCGAGAAGCTCTCGCGCACCGACGGCAGCACGCGACAACGGCCGACGTCGACGGGCAGCGACAACGGGGCGCAGACCGACTGCTAACCCGCCCTCATCCAATTTTCGATAGACGGAGAACCCATGCGGAACACTACCCGCGAGCAGTACAACCGGTACCTGGCCCGCATCCAGGAACTGAACGGCGTCAGCGATGCAACGAAGAAGTTTTCGGTCGCGCCAAGCGTGCAGCAAACGCTCGAAACGAAGATTCAGGAATCGAGCGCATTCCTCGGCCGGATCAACATCCACGGCGTCGAGGAAATGGAAGGCGAGAAGATCGGCCTTGGCGTGTCCGGCCCGATCGCGAGCCGCACTGATACGACGAAGCGTGCGCGCGAGACGCGCGACCTCTCGGCACTCGATAGCCAGAAATACCGCTGCGAGAAGACGAACTACGACACCCATATTCGCTACCAGCAGCTCGACGCGTGGGCGAAGTTCCCGGACTTCCAGGCGCGTCTGCGCGATTCCATCATCGTGCGCCAGGCACTCGACCGCATCATGATCGGCTGGAACGGCGAGAAGGTTGCGGCCGACACGGATCTCGCGGCGAACCCGCTGCTGCAGGACGTGAACATCGGCTGGCTTCAGCAGTACCGCAACAACGCGAAGCAACGCGTGTTCTCGGGCGTGAAGATCGGCAAGGGCGAAGAATTCAAGAATCTCGACGCGGTCGTTTCGCTCGCGCGCAACGAGTTCCTCGACCCGTGGTACGCCGAAGACCCGAATCTCGTCGTGATCTGCGGCCGCGAACTGCTCCAGGACAAGTATTTCCCGCTCATCAACCAGGCGCAGCCGTCGACCGAAACGCTCGCAACCGACATCGTCGTCTCGCAGAAGCGCGTCGGCAACCTGCCGGCCGTCAGCGTTCCGTACTTCCCAGCTCATGCGCTGATGGTCACGCGGCTGGACAACCTGTCGATTTACTGGCAAACGAGCGCGCGCCGGCGCTCGCTGAAGGAAGTGCCCGAGCGCGACCGTATCGAGAACTATGAAAGCTCGAACGACGCGTACGTGATCGAGCAGTACGGCGCCGGCTGTGTAGTCGAGAACATCCAGCTCGTCGACGCCGCGCCGGCACCGGTCGCACCGAAGGATGGCGCATGACGAACCCGTTCCGCCAACACTTCCAGCGCACCGTCGCGGCCAGGGCCGCGCGCGGCACGCCGGCGAGCGTCGGCGGGCTGCGCGACGACTCGGCATACACGCTGATGCTCGCGCAGCTCGACGAACACCGCCGCGCGCTGAAGGCCGTCGAGTCGCTCGAGCGCAAGGCCGACCTGAAGCGCCAGTTCCTGCCCGCGTACGACGCGTGGATCGCTGGCGTGCTCGACGGCGCGACCGGCGCCCAGGACGACGTGCTGATGACGATCATGGTGTGGCGCATCGACGTGGGCGACTACCAGGGCGCCCTCGAGATCGGCGCATACGCGCTGCGCCACGGCCTCGCGCTGCCCGACCAGTACAAGCGCAGCACGCCGTGCCTGCTGGTCGAAGAGTTCGCCGAAGCCGCGCTGCGCGCGAACCGCGCGGGCGAGTCGATCCAGGTCGAGCCGCTGATGGACATCGAGCAGCTCACGGCCGCGGCCGACATGCCCGACGAAGTGCGCGCGAAGCTGCACAAGGCGATCGGCTACGGTCTGGCCGCCTACCCGGCGACCGCGCTCGAGCACCTGCGCCGTGCGCTGCAGCTCTTCGCAAACGTGGGCGTGAAGAAGGACATCGAGCGGCTCGAGCGCGAGCTGAAGAACTCCGCCAGCGGGGGCCAGTCCGGCTCCGACGGCTGACACCGAGCGTACCCCGCGCACCAGGCGGCACGGGGCCGTAGCCGGCACTGTCCGCGCGAAAGCCCCGTCCACCGCCTCTACCAATCACCGACACGAACCTGATCATGTCCTTTGTCTCGACCCCGCCGCTGCCGCGCGCGCCGGCGGAAGCTGAACCAGCCAAGCCGATCAAGAACGATCAGTTCTACCCGGACGTGTCGCTCGAGCATGCACGCGACACGATGCGCCTCGACGGTTCCGTCACCGATGCCCGCCTGCGGCACGAGCTGCTCGCCGCGGTCGCGAGCGTGAACGACGAGCTGCGCAGCGCCCGCGCGGCGTGGCGCGATGCCGGCATCGCGCGGCTCGCCGACGTCCCGGGCGACCAGCTCGACGGCGAAAGCGTGCGGCTGCAGCACTACCGGCGCGCCGTGTACTGCATGGCGAAGGCGACGCTCATCGAGCGGTACCGCGATTACGACACGACGGGCGACGGTGCGCGTCGGGCCGACGAGCTCGAGCCGCAGGGCGACGAGCTGCGCCGCGATGCACGCTGGGCAATCAGCGACATCGTCGGCCGGCCGCGCGTAACGGTGGAACTGATCTGATGGAGGTCCGCGCGCTGCAGGGGGAAACCGTCGACGCGCTGTGCTGGCGCGTGCTCGGCCACACACGCGGCGTCGTCGAGACGGTCCTCGACCTCAACCGGGACCTGGCGCAGTACGGCCTGATCCTGCCTCACGGGCTGCTCGTCGAGCTGCCCGACGAAGTACCGCAAGCGGCGCAATCCGGCGCCGAGCGGCTCCAGTTATGGGACTGAAGATGGCTGAACCAATTTCCACGTCGTCCGCGACGGTCGCGGCGCTCGGCGTTGCAACGCTGTCGCTGTTTCCCGGCGTCGACGCCAACGTCGTCATGGGCGCGTTCGCGGGCTCGCTGCTGTTCGTGATGACCGCGGCCGACCCGTCGATCCCGAAGCGCGTCGCGTTCTTCGTAATCTCGTTCGTCGCCGGCTGCCTCACGGCCGAGCTGTTCGCGGCCGCGCTCGATGCCGTGCTGCCGGCGCGCGTCGAGGTCCATGCCGGCATCGGCGCGCTGATCGCCTCCGCGCTCGTCGTGAAGCTGCTGCTGTGGCTGATCGCCCAGGCCGACGCGCCCGACCGGCTGCTGAACGTGTTCAAGGGGAGGGAAAAGTGATGCTCACGACCGTCTACGTGCTGCTGTGCGCGGCGCTCGCGCTGCGCCTCGTGACGTTCCGCCGCGGCGCCGGCGCGCACCGGCCGCTCGCGTCGTGCCTGGCCTACGCAATCGCGGTCGCCGCTGGCGCCGCGCCGATCCGCGCCGCGTTCGGCATGCTGCCGCCGGCGAACCTCGCCGACACGGTGCTGGTCGGCGTCCTGTGTCTCGCCGTGTACGGCGTGCGCGGCAACGTCGTCGAGCTGTTCCACCGGGGCAACCCACGCGACTCCGTGATCGCGCGCGTGCTGCAGTTCAAGCTGTGGGGGCGTCATGTATAAGACCCTTCGCCTGGGCGACCGTGGTGCGGATGTCGGCTACCTGCAGCGCCAGCTCGTCGCGGCCGGCGCGCGCATCGACACCGATGCGATTTTCGGCAGCGCGACACGCACCGCCGTGCTGGCGTTCCAGGCGTCGCACGGCCTGGTCGCCGACGGCATCGCCGGCCCGAAGACCTGGTCGACGCTCGCGGCCGGCCGACGCGACCCGCGACACCTGACCGACGCGGACCTGCAGCGCGCGGCCGATCGGCTACAGGTCGATCTCGCGGCCGTGCGCGCCGTCAACGAAGTGGAATCGCGCGGCGCCGGCTTCCTGCCGGACGGGCGGCCCGTGATCCTGTACGAGCGACACGTCATGTACCGCCAGCTCGCGGCGGCCGGCATGGACGCCGACGCGCTGGCGGCGAAGTATCCGGCCCTGGTCAATCCGAAGCGCGGCGGCTACGCCGGCAACGCGGCGGAATATGCGCGCTTGGCGGGCGCATCGCAGATTTCGGCCGCGTGCGCGCTCGAGGCGACGAGCTGGGGCGCGTTCCAGATCATGGGCTTTCACTGGAACGCGCTCGGCTACCCCGACGTGTTCGCGTTCGTCGACGCGATGAAGGCCAGCGAGGCCGAGCAGCTCGAAGCGTTCGTCCGTTTCATTCTCGCCGACAAGACGCTGCTCGCCGCGCTGCGCGGCCGGAAGTGGGCGAAGTTCGCCGAGCTGTACAACGGCAAGGCGTACGCCGAGAACCTGTACGACGTGAAGCTCGAACGGGCGTTCGATCGCTACAGCCGGGCGGCTGCATGACGGCCAGCGCTCGCATCCTCGTCGTCGGCGCGATCGCGCTCGCCGGCGCGGCCGTCGCCATCGCGGTTCAGCATGCGCGCCTGGTCGACGCCGGCCAGCGCGTCGACGCACTCGCGCGCGATGTGCGCGACCGGACGGCCGAGCGCGACGCGGCGCGCCGCGACGTGAAGGTCGTCACCCAGTACGTCGACCGTGTCCAGGTCGTCCGCGAGAAGGGCGACACCATCATCAAAGAGGTTCCCGTTTATGTGGATCGCGAAGCTGATCGTGCCTGCGTTGTTCCTGTCGGGCTTGTGCGCGTGCACGACGCCGCCGTCGCCAACGTGCCAGTGGGCGATCCCGGAAGCGCTGATGCGGCCCCCGCGGGCATTGCGCTCTCTGCCGTCGCCGCCACCGTCGCGGGCAACTACACCACCTGTCACGAAAACGCAGAGCAGTTGATCGCGCTGCAGGCGCGCGTGCGCGACACCGCGCAGGAGGCACCATGAACAAGCCCGACAGCCTGCGCGCGACGCTCACGGCGGCATTGCCGGAGTTCGCACGCGATCCTGACCGGCTGCACATCTTCATTGAACACGGGTCGATCGCCGTCACCGCGGCGCACTCGCTGTCGTTCGAATATGCGTACACGCTCGACATCGTCGTGACGGACTACGCCGGGCACTCGGATCACCTGATGGTGCCGATCATCGCCTGGCTAAAGATCAACCAGCCCGAGCTGCTGCTCAACCGCGATCTCTGCCGTGATGGGTTCAAGTTCCAGGCCGAACTGCTCGACAACGGCAAGTCCGACGTCGAAATCCTGCTGAAGCTGACCGAGCGCGTCGGCGTAACCGAGCAAGCAGACGGCTACGAGATTCGCCACTTCGGCGAACCGCCGATCGCGGGGATCTGATGGCCGACCGACTGTCCCGCGCCGAGGATTGGGCATCCGGCCTACTCGGCCAGCTCACGAGCGCGCAGCGCGCGCGCCTGGCGAAGACGCTGGCGACCGAGCTGCGCCGGCGCCAGTCGCGGCGCATCGCCGAGGCGCGCAATCCGGACGGCAGCCGGTACGCGCCGCGCAAGCCGCAGGCCCGGCGCAAGAAGGGCCGCATCCGGCGCGCGATGTTCGCGAAGCTGCGCACCGCCCGCTTCCTCAAAACGGCCTCGAGCGCCGACGCGTCGGTGCTGCATTTCACGCGCCAGGTCGAGCGCATCGCTCGCGTCCACCAAGAGGGCCTGCGCGATCGGGTCGAACGCAACGGCCCGGTTGTCCAGTATCCAGCGCGCGAGCTGCTCGGCCTGGCCGACGCGGACGTCGACCGGATCGCGGACGTCGTCCTCGACTTCCTGTCGCGGTAGCGTGACGCACAGCTCGGCATTCCTCCACCTTCGCTTGCTCGAATGGCTTCCGGTCGCCAGAATGAGCCTTCCAAACCAAGGAGACCATGATGGCCATCATCAGCGCCGGCGAAGCCCGTTCGACAATTAAACGCCTCGAACAAGGCAAGCAGCTAAATGAAGTCTCGGAATATTTCCTGAACGTGATGACCCAACAGTTACAGAGTTCGGAGTACGCGGCGAAAGGTGTTCAGGCTGCGAAGCGCGACCCTCGAACGGTCGACATTTCGACTCCACATGGTGACGTGATCTGTAACGTCGACCATGTCCGACTGGACACCGATGTCGCCGCACGGCTGACGTTCTCGGCAATTCGCAAGGACGTCGGCGGGAATGTTTCAGGACTCGAAATTCTCACCGTGGTACTGGCTGCAGACTGGTGTATCGAAAAAATCAGCGATACGACTGCGACAGGGCGTTTTGGGCCCACTATGTCCGATGACTCCAGTATCGATGAGGTCAATGCGCTCATGATTTCGAGGCTGCAAGGGAGCCTCGCAGAGGCCTGATGAAAACCATGCGTGAATAACGCTCTACCCAAGCCCGCTGCGACTCTACAGCGGGCTTTTTGTTGTAGTTTTAACGGTCACAACCATATCGGCGTGAGCTTCTCCCGCGCGCGCGGCATCCTCGCCGCATGGATGATTTTGCTGACCTGAACCGCCGCCTCGAGAGCCTGCTGCGCGAGGGCACCGTGATCGATGTCGATCACGATGCCCGTCGCGTGCGCGTGGAATCCGGCGGCCTACAAACCGACTGGATTCGCTGGCTCGCGCAGCGCACCGGCAACAACATCACGTGGGACCCGCCGTCGATCGGCGAGCCGGGCCTGCTCTTCTGCCCGTCCGGCGAGCCGACGACGGGCCTCTTCCTGCCCGGCGTCTACTGCGACGGCCACGACGCGCCGAGCTCCAATCCGAACGAACACCTGCGCGTCTATCCGGACGGAGCCCGTGTTTCGTACGACGCCGTGACCGGCCACCTCGCCGTCACCGGTATCAAGACGGCCACCGTCCAGGGCAGCGGCACCCTCACGATCGACATGCCGAAGGTGATCTTCACCGGCGACGTCATGATCAAGGGCGCCGCAACCGTCATGAAGCTACTGTCGTACATGGCCGGTCTCGCCGGCGAAGGCGGCGACGTCGGCACGATCATGCGCGGCAACATCACGCACGAGGGCGGCACGCTGCGATCGAACGGCGTGTCGGTCGACGGTCACACGCACATCGACTCGATGGGCGGCACCACGTCGAAGGGGCGCGGATGATCGGCATGAACGCCCGCACCGGCCGCGCGATCGGCGGCCAGGCCCACATCGAGCAGTCCGTTGCGGACATCCTGTTCACGCCGCTCGGCACACGCGTGATGCGTCGCGACTACGGGTCGCTGCTGCCCGAGCTGATCGACGGCCCGGTCAATCCGCTGATGCGCATGCGCGTGATGGCGGCGTCCGTCATGGCGCTGGCCCGGTGGGAACCGCGCATTCAGGTCAACCAGGTCGATTTCGGTAGCACCGGCATCGACGGCGGCGCCGTGCTCGAGCTGCAAGGCGAGCGCACGGACGGCCCGCGCGCCGGCACGGCCTTCTCCATGCGCCTGCCGGCGACGAATGGTCGAGGTGCCGCATGAGAACCACACCGATCGATCTGTCGCAGCTCCCGGCGCCGGACATCGTCGACGAACTCGACTACGAGACGATCCTGGCCGCGCGGAAGGCGCGCCTGATCTCCCTGTATCCGAAAGACCAGCAGGCCGAAGTCGCCGCAGCGCTCGAGCTCGAATCGGAACCGATCGTGAAGCTGCTGCAGGAAAGCGCGTACGCCGAGATGTTGCTGCGCGCGCTCGTCAACGAAAAGGCGCGCGGCCTGCTGCTCGCGTATGCGCGCGGCGCGACACTCGAGCACCTCGCGGCCCTGTTTGACGTCGCGCGCCTGATGGTTTCGCCTGGTGATCCCGAGAACGGCATCGATCCGGTCTACGAGGACGACGACAACCTGCGCGAGCGCGTCCAGCTCGCGCCGCGCGGCTTCTCTGTCGCCGGCCCCGACGAAGCGTACGTGTTCCACGCACGCGCCGCGGACGGACGCGTGCTGTCCGCGGCGGCCTACAGCCCGGAGCCGTGCGTGATGGTCGTCACGATCCTGTCGCGCGAAGGCGACGGGACGGCAAGCGACGAGCTGGTCGGCATCGTTCGCAAGGCGCTGGAAAAGGTACGCCCGCAAACCGACGAAGTGATCGTGCAAAGCGCCAAGATTGTGCGCTACACGATCCGAGCAACGCTGCGCTTCTTCTCCGGTCCCGATCGCGCCGTCGCACTCGCGGAAGCGAACAAGCGCACGGCGAAATTCGCGACCGACATGCACCGCATCGGTATGGAAGTGACGGTCGACGGGCTGCATGCGGCGATGCGCGTCGCGGGTGTGCAGAAGGTGTTGCTCGACACGCCAGCCGGCGGCGTCGCCGTGACCGGCGAACAGGCGCCGTATTGCATCGGGATCGAGCTGATCGACGGCGGGGTGGCGGATGAATAGCCTGCTCCCCCCGAACGCAACCGTGCTGGAACGGCGAATCGCGCAGGCCAATGCCGGCATTGGCAACATCCCGGTCGACATCGGCACGCTGATGGACCCGGACAAGATCCCGCTCGCGTTCCTGCCGTGGCTCGCCTGGCACGTCGGCGTCGAAACCTGGAAGGACTACTGGCCCGAACAGGTCAAGCGCGCTCGCGTGAAAACCGCGATCCGCATCGCACGCGTCAAAGGCACGGCGGAAGCCGTGCGCCAGGTGTGCGCGACCTTCGGCGCGAATGTCGCGATGCGCGAGTGGTTCGAGATGACACCGCGCGGTAAGCCCGGGACGTTCGAAATTTTGCTGACGGTCGGCAGCCGGGACGGCGTGCCGGCCACGGCCGAATACGTCGCCGACATCCGCGCTGAAGTCGATCGAGCGAAGCGCGGTACCGCGCACTACATCTTCAAGCAGGGCTATAGCGCAATCGGCACGCAGCGGATCGGCGTCGGCGCGCGCCCCGCGGTCTATCGCCGCCTATCCCTCTCGGAAACCTGAACATGGCTGGAACCCTGATTCAAATTACCGACGCCGGCCGCGCAGCGCTCGTCGCAGCCGGCAACACTGGAACCGTTGCGCGCCGGGTCGTCGAAATCGGCATCGGAACCGCAGCATTCCCGTTCGACAAGGGCATGACGGCGCTGCCGAACGAGCGCAAACGCGTGACGACGTTCGGGGGCGAAAACGTCGCGCCGGACACCGTGCACGTCGTCATCCAGGACGATTCGGACGACCAGTATTCGCTGTACGCCTTCGGCCTGTACCTGGACAACGGCGTGCTGTTCGGCGTCTACGTGCAAGGCACGCCAATCCTTGAGAAATCACCATCGGCCATGCTGCTGTTGGCGAGCGATATCGTGTTCGCGTCGATCGACGCCGCGCAGCTTCAGTTCGGCCCCGCCACGTTCCTGAACCCGCCGGCGACCACCGAGCGGAAGGGCGTTGTCGAGCTGGCTACGCAGGCCGAAGTGGACGACGGCACCGACGATACGCGCGCCGTGACACCGAAGACCGCAGCGAAGCGCTACGCCGCGCTCGACGGCGCGACGTTCACCGGCCCGGTAAACGTTGCATCTGGCGGCGTCAGGATTGCCGGCGACATGGAAGCGACCGGTAGCGGCCGGGCGCGTGCGCTGTACCTGGACGGCGGCGCCGGCTCGTTCTCGACGCTCTATTTCCTGTCCGGCGGCAAAAATCGGTTCTCGATCTTCAAGGACGACGACGCGGAAGACGGCACCGGCGCTGGTAGCAATTTGCGCATCAACGGCTTTGCGGACGACGGCAAAACCCAGGGCACCGCCGTGATCGTCAACCGTGGAACGCTCGCCGTGACATTGCCGAAGCGACTGATCGTTGGCTCTACGAGCGACGACGGCGCGTCGGCGCTTCAGGTCGCTGGCCGTATCGCAGTGAGTCGCGCGACTGGCGAAGGCCAGCTCGCGCTCGGGAAAAACGACGGCTACTTCTACGGAAACGAGCAAGGCGCCGGTTTCTGGTCGTCGACGCAGGGCCGCTTCCAATACGTCTTCGCTGATCGGACCTTCCGCATCAACGACAAGTCGGTCTGGCACGAGGGCAATCTCAACCCGCTCGACAAGACGAAGGGCGGCACGATGGGCGGCGACCTCGCATTCGCGCCGGACAAGCGCGTCGTCCTCGCGGAAGGCAGCCGCGGCCGCCCGTCCCTGACCTTCGCGAATGACGACGGCACCGGCCTCTATCACACGGGCGATGGAAGCTTCGACGTCGCGAGCAAAGGGCAGACGGTGTTGCGATTCACCCCGTCGCTCGCCGCATTCGACCAGGCCGTGACAGGCCCGACGCCGCCTACCGGTGATCGCTCTACGCGGCTCGCCACAACGGAATGGGTGCTGGCCGCCATCTCGACGACGGCGATCGGTCAAATCGTATTCGAGCCCCGCACGACGGTTCGCGCCGGCTTCGTGAAGGCCAATGGCGCAGTCGTGAATCGTGCGGACTATCCCGCTCTGTGGGCATATGCGCAGGCCAGCGGCGCGCTCGTGTCGGACGACGAATGGCAGAAGGGCCGCTTCGCATGTTTCTCGACTGGAGACGGAGCAACGACCTTCCGTCTCCCGGAGATGCGCGGCGAGTTCATCCGGTGTTGGGACGATGCCCGCAGCATCGACAAAGATCGCATGATCGGCTCGTGGCAGGACAGCACGAACCGCTTGCACAGCCACGGCGCGAGCGCGAGCGAAGTCGGCGATCACGCACACTCGGCGTGGACCGACACGCAGGGCTGGCACGGTCACGGCGTGAACGATCCGGGGCATAACCACGGCGTGAACGACCCAGGGCACGTGCACGGAGCGATCAACATTTCAGCTACCGGCCGCGGCTCGTACCTTGGCACCGGAACCAGCGAGTTTTCCGGGGGCGGCAGCACACGTTTCGGCGTGGATGGCACCGCGTTCCCGACCCACGGTGCAGGTACCGGAATCTGGCTCAGCGGTTCCGGAACGGGAATCTGGCTGAACGGAGACGGCAACCACGCCCACAACGTAGGTATCGGCGGCGCCGGCCGCCACAGCCACGCCATTACCGTCAACGGTGACGGTGCAAACGAAGCGCGACCGCGCAACGTCGCGCTGCTCGCGATGATCCGCGCCTTTTAACTTGGACCTCGAAACATGCTGATTCACCACTACAACCCATCGACCGGCGAATACCTGAGCAGCAGCCAACCCGACCCGGACCCGCGCAATGACGAACGCTGGCTCATCCCGTCATCCGCAACAGTCGATATGCCGCCGTCGCGCACTCCGACGACTTGGCCGTTTTACCGCGACGGTGCCTGGCTCCTGATGCCGGACTACCGCGGACGTATCTGCTACCGAACGGACAACGGCGAGTCGGTCGAAATCGCGATCGCGGGCAAGACACCAAGTGACCTCGGCCTCACGACCGAACCGCGACCGTCGCCGCGTCACGCGTGGATCAACGGCGCCTGGACCGTTCCGCCGGAACTGATCGAACGCGAGAAGCGCGACGCCGCGATGGCCGAGTTCAACAGGCTGATGGGGGTCGCGCGCAGTGAGAACGCTGGCAAGGCCGACGCATACTCCGCGGGTATGCTCAACGACGAAGGCATCTACTACTTCAAAGCCTGGTCTGCATACCAGCTGGCGCTCGTCGCGGCGATCGAGGTCGATACGTTCCCGGATGCCGTGAAGTGGCCCGATATGCCGGCGCCGTATGTGGCGCCGCAGCTGCCGTCGCCGGAGAAGGAAGAGCAGTAAGAAAAGGACGCGGCGACGTGCGCGATGCTGCTACATCGTGCACGCCCCGCTCCCGCAGAGCATACCTGCAGGATTGGCCAGGGCCGCGACACCTCTCGAGAGGCGCCGGCATCCTAGCACAGCAGGAATCACCCCATGCAGGACATCCGTTGCGGAAGCTGTAATCGAAAACTCGGCGCCGGCGAGTACATCCGGCTCACCATCAAATGCCCGCGCTGCCGGGCAATGAATTTTCTGAGGGCCGCGAGCCCCCTACCCGCAGGCCAACGAGCCTCCGACACAAGGGAATCGCCCCATGCAACACCCCATCTCCGCTGACCTGATCAACCGCGTGCATCTGGCCGACGCATTGTCTGTCCTGCGCGCGCTGCCCGATGGCTGCGTCGACCTGACGCTCACCGATCCGCCCTACTCGTCCGGCGGCACAACGAGCGCGTCGCGCAGCCAGGTACCGTCGACGAAGTACATTCGCGCGGACACGAAGACCGTCTATGCTGAATTCCAGCACGACAGCAAGGATCAACGGTCGTGGACGTTCTGGTGCATGACGTGGCTCGCCGAGGTCTACCGCGTCAGCCGCAACGAAGCCCACCTCGCCTGCTTCGTCGACTGGCGCCAGTTGCCGAGCCTCACCGATGCGATCCAGGCGGCCGGCTTCACCTGGCGCGGCGTCGCGGTATGGGACAAGACGAGCGGCCGCACGCGGCCGCGCGCCGGCGGCTTCGCGCAGCAGACCGAGTTCCTGGTCTGGGCGACGAAGGGCGCGGTGCGGCGCGCTGACGTGTATCTGCCTGGCGTGTTCTCCGAGCGCCTGGCGCACCCCAAGCGCCACATGACCGAGAAGCCGGCGCAGCTCGCGCGCGACGTCGTGCGCCTGGCGCCGGCCGGCGGCGTCGTCCTGGACCCGTTCGCGGGGTCCGGCACGTTCCTCGCCGCGGCGAAGGGCGCCGGCCTGAACTGGATCGGTTGCGAGCTCGAGCCGACCTACCATCAGGTCGCGACAGCGCGACTCGCCGAGTTGGATACGCTGTCCGCCGCGGCATAACGGCGCCCTGCAGCAGCTTCGGTTGTACCCTGTCGCTGTACAACCTTCCGCGCGTGATCTCCGCGCGCGCGGAAGGCAATCTTTCGGGAGGCTCACTTCCGGGAGATTGCATGCCTTCTGATTACCACCACGGCGTACGCGTCATTGAAATCAATGACGGTACGCGCCCCATCCGCACGGTCAGCACGGCCGTGATCGGCCTGGTCAGCACCGGTGACGACGCCGACGCGACCACCTTCCCCGAAAACCGCCCCGTGCTCATCACGGACGTGCAGGCCGCGATCGGCCGCGCCGGCACGAAGGGCACGCTCGCACGTTCGCTTGACGCGATCGCCGCGCAAACCTCGCCGCTGATCGTCGCCGTGCGCGTGCCGGCCGGCAAGGATGCGGATGCCACGACCAGCAACGTGATCGGCACCACCACGGCGGACGGCCAGTACACCGGCATGAAGGCGCTGCTCGCCGCAAAAAGCCGGCTCGGCGTCAAGCCGCGCGTGCTCGGCTGTCCGGGCCTCGACACGCTCCCCGTCGCAGCCGAGCTGGCAACGGTCGCGCAGAAACTGCGCGGCTTCGGCTACGTCAGCGCATTTGGCGCGAAGACCAAGGAAGAAGCCGTTGCCTACCGCGCGAATTTCGGTCAGCGCGAGCTGATGACGATCTGGCCGGACTTCGTGAACTGGAACACGGCGACCAACGCCGAGGACATCACCTGGGCGACGGCGCGCGCGCTCGGCATGCGCGCGAAGATCGACGAAGAGACCGGCTGGCACAAGACGATTTCGAACGTCGTCGTGAACGGTGTCACCGGCATCAGCCGCGACGTGTTCTGGGACCTGCAGGACCCGAACACCGACGCCGGCTACCTGAACAGTCACGAGGTCACCACGCTCGTGAACGCGAATGGTTACCGTCTGTGGGGCTCGCGCACCTGCTCCGAGGACAAGCTGTGGGCGTTCGAGAACTACGTGCGCAGCGCGCAGGTGATCGCCGACACGATGGCCGAAGCGCACATGTGGGCGGTCGACCAACCGATGAGCCGCACGCTGATGCGCGACATCGTCGACGGCGTGAACGCGAAGTTCCGCGCGTGGAAGACGGCCGGCTACCTGATCGACGGCCAGTGCTGGTTCGATCCGGCCGCCAACGAGAAGGAATCGCTCAAGGCCGGCCAGGGCTTCATCGACTACGACTTCTGCCCGGTTCCGCCGCTCGAGGACCTGACGTTCCGCCAACGCATCACGGACCGCTACCTGGTCAAGTTCGCGGAAAGCATCGCCGTCTGACGGCCCGCCACTCACCATAGGAAAACGCAATGGCTCTGCCATCCAAACTCAAGAATTTCAACGTGTTCGAGGACGGCGTCTCGTTCGTCGGCGAGGTGCCGGAAATCCAGTTGCCGAAGCTGTCGCGCAAGATGGAAGCGTATCGCGGCGGCGGCATGAACGCTGAGGTCGACATCGACCTCGGCATGGAGAAGCTCGAACTGGGCCTCACGATGGGCGGCTTCATGAAAGAGATGTTCAAGACCTGGGGCACGTCGAAGGTCGACGGCGTCACCGTGCGTTTCGCCGGCTCCTATCAACGCGACGACACCGAAGAGGTCGACGCGGTCGAGGTGTACGTGCGCGGCCGTTACAAGGAAATCGACCCCGGCAAGGCCAAGGCCGGCGACAACGCCGACCAGACCGGCACGATGTCGCTGTCGTATTACCGCCTCGTGTCCAACGGCGAGACGCTGATCGAGATCGACATTCCCAACTTCGTCGAGATCGTCGGCGGCGTCGATCGGCTCGCCGAGCAGCGCCGCGCGCTCGGCCTGTAACCCGCTCCCCTCTACCCATTCAGGAAACACACCATGCAATCGAAGCAAACCGCCGTCATCACGCTCGACACCCCGATCCGCCGCGGCGAGCAAGAAATCGGCTCCATCACGCTGACCAAGCCGCAATCCGGCGCGCTGCGCGGCGTTGCGCTGACCGACCTGCTGCAGCTCGACGTAATCGCACTCTCGAAGGTGCTACCGCGCATCAGCAATCCGACGCTGACCGACCAGGACGTGCTGCGCATGGACCCGGCCGACCTGCTGCAGCTTGGCACGGAGGTCGCCGGTTTTTTGCTGCCGAACTCGTCGAAGGTGGACGTCTCCCTCGAGACGTCGCCGACGTAATGGCCGATATCGCGCTCGTGTTCCACTGGTCGCCCGACGTGATGGACGCCATGCCGCTGCCCGATCTGATGGCATGGCGCGAGCGCGCACGTGAACGCTACGAACAAGGCGACGCATGAGCGACCGTTCCCTGCGCCTCGAGGTTGTTCTCAAGGCGCTCGACCACGCAAGCCGGCCGATTCGCGAGATCGCCGGCCGCAATCGTACGCTCGCGAAGGATCTGCGTGACACCCGCGCGCGGCTCAAGGAACTCAACGACACGCAGCGGCGCATCGGCGAGTTCCGCGAGATGCGCACGGGGCTCGACAAAACTTCGACGAAGCTCGCCGACGCCCAGAAGAAGGTCAAGGAACTCGCGCAGTCGTTGCGCGCGGCCGGGCCGCCGTCCCAGCAGATGATTGCCGAACTGGCGAAGGCACGGCAAGCCGCATCGAAGCTGGGGGCCGCGTTCAAGAAACAATCCGCCAGCGTCGACGAGCTGCGCAACCGGCTCGGCCGCGCCGGCGTCGATACCCGCAATCTTTCGCAGCACGAGCGCACGCTGCGCACCGACATCGCCGCGACGACCGGCGCGATCGACGCCCAGGCGCGCCGGCTCGACGCGCTGAACGCCCGTCAGAAGCGCGTCGCGGACGCACGCGCGAAGATGGGCGCCGCACGCGGCGCAGCGGCCGAGCTGGCGATCGGCGGATACGCCGCGCGTGCGACCGGCTCGCACATCCTCAACGATCTACGCGAACCTCTGGCCGAGGCGAAGAAGGTGCAGAACGAGCGCGGCCGCATCCAGGGGCTCGGCCTGGGCGACCACGCGACGCAGGACGCCGAGCGCTATGTGCGCGCGATGAAATCGCCCGGCGTCGCGATCGCCGACAACATGACGCTGATGCGCGATGCGATGTCGATCTTCGCGGACGAACATCACGCGCAGATGGTGATGCCGACGCTCGCGAAGATGAAGTTCGCGAACGAGGCGATGTTCGGCGCCGGCCAAGGGCACGAGAACGAAGAAAAGTTCATGAACATGCTGAAGGTGATCGAGCTGCGCGGCGGCACGAAAAGCGAGGCAGCGTTCAAGGGCGAAGCGAACATGGTCCAGCAGGTGCTGACCGCGACGGGCGGCCGCGTCGGCGGCGACGAGTGGCGCAACTTCATCCAGACCGGCAAGGTCGCCGCGAAGCAGATGCGCCAGGACGCGTTCTACTACCAGATGGAGCCGCTGATTCAGGAAATGGGCGGGCATGCCGCCGGCACCGGCGTGCAGGCCGCGTACAGCAACCTGATGCAGGGCAAGACCACCGTGCGCGCGGCGAAGCGCCTGGTCGAGCTGGGGCTCGTCGACAAAAAGTCGGTCGAGTACAACACGATCGGCAACGTGAAGCGCATCAAGCCCGGCGCGCTGATCCAGGGCGACCTCTTCAACGCGTCGCCGTTCGAGTGGATGGAGAAGGTGCTGCTGCCGAAGCTGAAGGCCAAGGGCATCACGTCCGACGCGAAGATCCTCGAGGAATTCTCGACGATCATGACGAACGGTAACGGCGCGAACCTGTTCGCCACGATGTACATGCAGCGCGAGCAGATTCACAAGAACGAGAAACTGAATCGTGGCGCATACGGCATCGACAAGCTGCACGAGCTGGCGCAGAAGCAGACGGAAGGTAAAGAGCTGATCGCGCTTGAGAAGGTGCGCAATCTGCGCACCGTGATCGGCGAGCAGGTGCTGCCCGTGTACAACCGGGCGCTCGAGCTGACGACGAGCGTGCTCGAGCGGCTGCTCGGCTTCGCGAAGGAATACCCGAATTTCACGCGGGCGGTCGCGATCGGCGCGGCCGGCCTCGGCGCGCTGCTCGCCGTGCTCGGCACGTTGACGATCGCGCTGGCGGCCGTGCTCGGGCCGATGGCGATCGTCCGATTCGGCCTCACGATGCTCGGCATGCGCGGCGGGCTGGTGTCGAATGGCGTGCGCCTGGCTGCGGCGTCGTTGCAGGCCCTCGGTCGCGTTGTGTTGCTCGTCGGCCGTGCATTCCTCACGTCGCCGATCGGACTGGTCGCGGCGGCGATTGCGATCGCCGCACTCCTGATCGTGAAGTACTGGGAGCCGATCAAAGCGTTTTTCGGCGGCATGTTCGCCGCGATCGGCGAAGGGCTGGCGCCCGTGCGCGCAGCATTCGCAGGAGCATTTGCTCCGATTGGCGAAGCGCTCGCCGCAGCAAAGCCGCTGTGGGATTGGTTCGCCGGCATGCTTTCGTCTGTCGCCGGTTGGTTCGCCAAGCTCCTCGAACCGGCTTCGACGAGTGCCGAGCAATTGCGCGCGGCCGGCGATGCCGGCCGGTCATTCGGCCAGTTGCTTGCCTTCGGCCTCCGCCTCGGGCTCGCGCCGTTCGAGCTGCTCGCACGCGGGATTGGCGCGTTGCCCACGCTATTCAATGAGGTCATGGCAGAAGCAAGCGCGGCAATGAATGGCGGCATTGGCGCGATCGGCGCACTGATACTGAACTGGTCGCCGCTCGGGCTGTTCTATCGCGCTTTCGCCGCCGTGCTGTCCTGGTTCGGGGTCGACCTCCCGACACGATTCACGACGTTCGGTCAGCAAATCTTGCAAGGGCTCGCGAACGGGATCTCGAACAGCCTGGGTGATGTGAAAACCGCGATCCAGTCAGCTGGCGATAGCGTGATCAGCTGGTTCAAGGAAAAGCTCGGCATCCATTCGCCGAGCCGCGTGTTCGCCGCGCTCGGCGGCTTCACGATGGCCGGCCTCGAGCAGGGTCTGCGCGAGGGGCAGGCCGGGCCGCTGTCGACCGTGCTTGAGGTCGGCAAGCGGATCGTCGCCGCCGGCGCCGGCATCGGCATCACGGGCGCGGCGATCGCTGGCGGCGCACCGCCGACCGTCGACAGCCGGCCGCCGCTCACAGCTGCAGCCGTCACTCGCACGCCGAGCGCGCCGGGGCCGATCACGATCAACGTGTACGCGGCGCCGGGCATGGATGAGAATGCGCTCGCGCAGAAGGTGCTGCTGGTAATGCGCCAGGAACAGGCTGCGCAGGCCGCGCGCGAACGCTCGCGCCTGCGCGACCGGGATTGAAGGAGAGGTTGTCATGATGATGGCGCTCGGGCTGTTCGTGTTCAGCCTGTCGACCCTGCCCTACCAGGAGCTGAAGCGCCGGCGCGGCTGGCGCTTCGCCAGCAACAACCGCGTCGGCAAAAAGCCCGCGCGGCAGTACGTCGGCGAGGACGACGAAACCATCAGCCTGTCCGGCGTGTTGCTGCCCGAGCTGACGGGCGGCGACCTGTCCCTCGCCGCCCTCGAGGCAATGGCCGCCATGCACACCGCCTGGCCGCTGATCGAGGGCACGGGCCACATTTACGGTATGTTCACGATCGACAACATCGATACGACGCGCACGCTGTTTTTCAACGACGGTACCGCGCGGCGCATCGAGTTCACGATCGCGCTGACGCGCAACGACGATCTCAACATGCTCGGCATCGTGACCGACGCCATCAAGGGGGCGATCTCGCTATGAACCTGGCCGACATCCCTGGCGCCGATCTGGTACAGAAGACCGTGTTTGCCGACGATCGCGTGCCGCGCGCGATTTACTCGATCACGCTGAACGGCAAGGACATCTCGCGCAAGTTCAACGGCCGGCTGATCTCGATGACGCTGCAGGACAACCGCGGCTTCGAGGCCGACCAGCTCGACATCAGCCTCGACGATTCGGACGGCGCGCTCGAGATCCCGAGCCGCGGCGTCACGCTGAAGGTTTCGATCGGCTGGGCCGGTGCTGCGAACGGCCTGGTCGACAAGGGCGAATTCATGGTCGACGAAGTGCGGCACACGGGCACGCCCGACGTGCTGACGATCCGCGCGCGCAGCGTCGATCTGCGCGCGGGCCTGTCGATCAAGAAAGAGCGGTCCTGGCACCGGCAGACGGTCGGCGCCATCGTGCGCGCGATCGCCAGCCAGAACAAGATCGAGGCGCGCATCAGCAAGACGCTCGACGCGCAGCTCGTCGACCACATCGACCAGACCGCTGAATCGGACGCCAATCTGCTGTCGCGCCTGGCGAAGATGTTCGACGCGATCGCTACCGTGAAGAACGGACTGCTGCTCTTCATCAAGGCCGGCGAGGCGACTACGGCGAGCGGCAAGCCGCTGCCGGCCGTCACGATCACGCGCGACGTCGGCGATCGTCACGAGTTCGGCGTCGCCGATCGGGACACGTACTCCGGCGTGCAGGCGTTCTATCTGAACACGCGCACCGCGAAGAAGCAGTCGACCACCGTGAAGCGGCGCCGGCGGCGCACGACGAAGAAGAAGCCGATCGACAAGAGCGGCGAGGTGCTGTTCGGCACGGCCGAGAACGTGAAGACGTTGCGGCACACGTATGCGAACAAGGGAAATGCGACACGTGCGGCAAAGGCGGAATGGGAGAAGCTGCAGCGCGGCGTCGCGGAATTCAGCGTCGTGCTGGCGCTCGGCCGGCCCGAGCTGATGACCGAATTACCTGTAACCGTGCGCGGTTACAAACGTGTCATCGACGATTGCAACTGGATCATCGCGCGCGTTACACATACGATCGACGGTAACGGCGGATTTACATCGGACCTCGATCTGGAGGTCAAGGCGAGCGAGGTGCCGGAGATCGACACCTCGGAGGCGGGCTGACGTTACGTCAGCAGCAGGTCGCGGATGTTCGACAGGCTCAACATCGCACTCGTCACCTGCGCCAACAGCGCCGCTCGCTCACCGGCCGACAAGTCACGCACTGCGCGCGCCTCGCGGTTCCCGGCTACAGTGGAGCCGGCGCGCCCACATTGCGCGGCTATCGTGGCTTCGGTACAGCGTTGGATTACCCCGTCCTCGGCTGTTGCAATTCGGAATTGCGGGTCTTGCGGCTTGTAACTCACAACGGCTTCCTCTTCGGATATTTTGAGAGGCGCTACGACGTGAAACGGCATTCACGCGTGCTGTAACGCGGCACCATTCTCGTGCTTTTTTCAGACAAATGGAATGTAGGAGAAAGCATAGTGAAAGTTAGGAAAATGCCTAACTTTCGCGGGCTCTCTCCCGATCGCTCGTCCCCAGCCGCTGCGAAGCGCGCATCACGGCAATAACAACTACCGCTTGAATCATGGTTTCCCGGACGACTCCCCCTCGGCTCAACTGGAATCTGCTGCGCGCATACAGCGAGATCGCGCGCTATCGCAGCATTTCGGAAGCGGCGCAGGCGATGGGAGTGCAACGGCCGACCGTCAGCGAGAAGGTGTCCGCGCTCGAGCGCGTCCTCGGCCGCTCATTGATGGAGCGCCGTTCTGGCAGTGATGGGTTTCGGCTTACCGAATTCGGAACGCAGCTTCGCACCGTGGTAGCGCGGTTCGATCGTGAACTCTCTGTGTTGTGCGAACTGTCTCGTGAGGAAACGACCGGCATGACGACGACCGACGTGTTGGGGGAAGTCGAAACAGCGATGGCGGCGCTCGAGCGCGCCGCAGAGACACTTCGTCAGTCCTGACCTTTCACACCGCTCTTGCGTGGCGACCGCGCGCCCTTCGCTCGCTCCGCGTCCGCTTGCGCTTCCTTCAGCGCCTGCAACGCCGCCGCATCCAATTTGGCAGCTCGATTTTCAGCAAGGCGCGGAAGCCGTTTTGCAGGCTCACCCGAATTCGTCAGCGTCCCCGAAAGCAAAAATCCGTTGATCGACGCCTGCACCGCCGTCTGACCAACTTCATTCAGCTGGCGAAACCCTTCCAACATTTCGACTTCTTCGATCAACACAACCATCGGTGCGTCATGCCCCTCGCCGCGCACGTTCTTGACCACAGCCAATGCAGTTGCCTTCCCCGCGCTGTCCAACTGCCGATATTCACGTAGCAGGTCTTGCTCGTCCGCCGGCATGGCCCCCGGATCGGTCCGGCGCCCGCTAATGACGTACAGCACGTCCACACCCACTTTCATCAAGGCTTCAAGGTAGTTCGCATCGGGGGAACGCGTGCCTGCTTCGTAGTTGAACTCCGCCTGTTTGCCCAGCCCGCCGAGCGCCGCAAATTCCGCCTGGCTGAGGCCGATGCGCATTCGCTCCTCCTTCAAACGTAATCCAATCGACTTATTCATCTTGCGTATTCGTTTTGAGTAACTTACACTTCACTTATCCCTAGTGAAGCACTATCGAAATTGAGTATACCCGCCATGACTACCCACAAAGGCCCGCGGCGTGCGCCGCCGGGCGTCATGTCCAGCAAGACCGTTTCGCTGCGCCTCCTTCCCGCAGAACGCGAGCAGCTCGAGCTGCTCGGCCGTCAGGAACGGCGCTCGCTGTCGAGCCTCGCGCGACTCATCTATCTCGAAGGGCTCCCCCTCTACCTCGCCAAGATGTCCTCGTTTGAGGACACCACGGGCAATGTTTCCGCAAGCTGAACCCGAGGTGACAACCATGTACCCCGATCCCAAGCGCGTCCGCGAAAGGCGCCTGATGGTGCGGTTCGACGATTACGAATACGCCCTCATCACTGCACTCGCCAACTACCAGGGCGAGCAAACCGCAACGCTGATTCGCCAGATGGTCCTGCGCGAAGCCGCCGAGGCTCTGTTGCCATCGAGCAATGTAGCCCACGAGCGCGGCTAAAGGCAGCAGCTCAGAAGCAGCCGATTCCATGCCCGAACTCGAAATCACATTCAACGAGCAGGATGCCGAACTGCTCGAGCGCGTGCGACAGCAGGAAGGTCTCGCGACGCTCCAGCAGGCGGCCGAATGGCTCGTGAAGCGACGACTGCGTCTCGGCACACGTCGCCTCACCGGACGAGACCGGGCTCTCTACGTCGTCCAAAACAGCAGCCGTTCCTAACGCGGCAGTCTCCGACAGGAAGTCACGATGAAATTGAAGTGTCACCACTGCGGCAGCCGCGCCGTCATTCGAACCAGCCGCACGCTGTCCGCTCTCGTTCGCGAGGCGTACTGCCAGTGCACCAACATCGAATGCGCGACGACCTACAAGATCCACGTCGCGACCGTCCACACGATCGCGCCGAGCCTCAACCCGAATCCGCACGTGTACGTGCCGATCGGCAAGGTTGATCGGCTCCCGACCGATTCGCGTCAGCTCCCGCTGCTCGACGCCTAAGCCCTAACCCGCTTTTTCGCTGAACACCCATCGCGCCCGCTCTGCGGGCGTGAGGGACTCCCTTTACCTGAAATTTCTTGGAGGCCGTATGCAAACGCTGATCCCCGCACCGATCGCCGCACTCGCCCAATCGCTGTCCTACGACGAGCGTGTCGCCTACCTCACGAAGATCTCCGCAGCCGACGTGCGCGCCGATGTGTTCGTCGCATCCGCCCGTGCCTTGGGTTTCGTCGTGTCGTGGGACCTTGCGCGCGGTACGCCGGTGCTCGCCTGGATGCACTGACGCGATGCGCGCGCCCCTCTCCGACCTCGACCTGCGCGCGATGTGGCGCCGCCTGCGCATGGTCGGCAATTTCGACGCACTGTGCCCGGCCGCCCGCCACGCCTTCGAATGCACGGCGAACGTATGGCGCGATCGAGAACCCGCCGCCGAGTTGCCGGCCGTCGACGGGAAACGCAGCGCCGCGAACGACTTCGACTGACCCATCCGCGCCGACCGCCGGCGCACTCACCTGGAATGACACCATGAAGCCCTACGTTTTCAGCATCGGCGTGCTGCTGATGCTTTCCTTCTCCCTCACTGGCATCTACTGGCTGGCCGCCGATGTGCTGCGCCTGTTCGATGTTCGGCATGCCCGCGCGATCGCTTTTGCGATCGGCATCGTCACGATGGTCGTCTTGGTCGCGGCGCTGGCATGGTCCGTTCCGCCGCGTGGGTGACACATGAAGCACCAGCCCACCATTCGCTACGAACTGCTGACGCCGGCCGGCTTGCGCACCGTCGCCGGCGATCACGTCGTCATTCCGAACGACGCTGGCGCCGCCTTCGGCATTCACACCGAGCCGCACCTGCACGACGGCCATCCCGAAAAGTGGATCGTCACGCACCTCGCCTCCGGCGTCCGGATCGGCCACGGTGCGACACGCACCGCGGCGCTGGCGGCCGCGACGTCGAACGTCGACCGCAACCGCGACCGCCTGCGCGCGACACTCGACCAGGCGATGACCTCGCGCTACGAGCTGCAGCACGCCATGCAACGCTTGCAGCAGAACCATCACGACATCCTCGGAGGCGCAGCAGCATGACGCACACAACCACCCCTCACGACGCCGCACTCGCGGCCTCCATCGCGGCGGCCGCCGACGTCCTCCGCTTCGACCACGAGCCCGGCGGGCTGCAGCGCGTCGCGGTGCTCGCGCTGTTCGTCAGCATCCTTGGCGATCGCTTGGCGCTTGCCTTCCCCGCGTCGGCCGGCGCGCTCCGCGCGCTCGTCGAAAGCCCTGCGACACCCGGCAACCCTGCCGCCCTCTCCCTGCATCAACAGCAATAACGATGGCCTCGATCGACGAACTGAAACAACGCATCGACCTGCACGACCTCGCCGACCGCCTCGGCCTGAAGCGCGGCCGCGGCGGCGACCGGGCGCTCTACCACTCGCCGCAGCACGACGACAAGAGCCCGTCGCTGTCGATCTACGTGAACCACCCGAAACACGGCACCGGCTGGCGCGACCACAGCGCCGACGCTGGCGGCTCGTGCATCGACCTCGTGATCCATGCGCGCGGCGGTTCCGTCGCCGATGCCGTGCGCTACCTGCATGACGCCTACGGCATCCCGCTCGACCGGCCGGCGCCGGCGGAGCGCCGCGAGAAATCCACCGTCGAATACATCGCCGACCGATGCTTCGCCGAACGCGACCAGGTGCGCGAATACCTCGCCGGCCGCGGCATCTCTGCCGCCGCGATCGACGCCGCGATCGCCGCGCGCACGCTCGGCTTCAACACGTGGACCAGCTCGAAGGTCGCCGCCGGCGAAGTGGGCCACGCCGGGCCTGCCGCTGCGTTCATCGTCCGCGCACCGGGCGACGCGCGCGTCGTCGCGGTCGACATGCGCTACGTCGATCCGGCGCTCAACGGCGGCGTCAAGACGCAGACGCAGGGCGACAAAGCCGGCTACGGCTGGACCGCCGACGCGCGCCGGCTCGACAAGGCGAAGCGCGTGTACATCGTCGAAAGCGCGATCAATGCACTGTCGATCGACACGTGCGCGATGCCTGGCGCCGCCGCGCTCGCGCTGCGCGGCCTGGCGAACGTCGACGGCATCGACTTCGCGTTCCTGCGCGGCAAACAGGTCGTGATCTGCCTGGACAATGACGAGCCGTTCGGCGACGGGCATCCGCGCGCCGGCCGCCGCCCCGGGCCGGAAGCCGCCTGGGCGCTCTACGAACGGCTGACGGCGCTGAACATCAGCGCCGTGCTGGTCGACCAGGCCGGCTGGCTCGCGGACCTCGCGGACGGCGAGACGACGCAGAAGCCCATCAACGACGTGAACGACTACCTGCAACTGCGCGGCCCGGCCGAGCTGCAGCGTGCGCTCGACCAGCTCGAACCGTGGCTGATTGCCGGCCTGGCCGGCGACAGCACGCGCCGCGGCCGGCCGCGCATCTTCCTGCCGTCGCACGACTTCGCGCAGTACTGGCGCTTCCGCGTGCGGCCGGATTTCACCAGCTACATCACGAAGATGGACCGCAACGAGGAATCAGGCGTCGAAACGCCGGTGATGACGGATCTGTGCGGTTTCCGCATCGCCGGCATCAGCCGCGTGTCGGTCGCGAGCGCGACGTCGACGATGACGGGCGACGCCGACCAGGCGCCGACC